TTCATAAAAACATGTGCGGTCTCAGGAGTCCTGATATCATCTAAGAATAAATTATACTTCATCACTTAAATCGGTTTTAATTACTTTCTTATCGACACCTCTACGAATTTTTGCAGTCCATTTTTTAGCTCCCTTTCTTACATGTCCTGCCCATTCCCCATTGAGGAAAGAATTTTCTTTATGTCCTACTCTTGTTTTAGCCATTTTTTTCTTTCCTCATTTTTTCAAGGTCTTCAACATGTACAATAAACCTTGGGATTCTACCTTCTTTTACTTTCTCCATTATAATAAATGAAACCTTTGCTTGTGGTTTCGTTGGGTCACCTTTGGTTGGAACTATTATAGTTTCACCGTTGATGTCAAGATTCTCAACACATTCTTTGAAATATTCTAATAATTCTTCTGCTTCCATTTAACAAATATAGTTAAAATTATTGAATACTAAATAGTATTTATGGATATAAACTAAGAACATGAATAAAAAGATATTAATTGCGGAAGATGATGAAACAAATTATCAATTATTATATGCGCTCCTTAATGAAGAGGGTGTTGAGTTATTATGGGCAAAAAATGGAGAAGAAGCTATCGATTTATTCAATGAGAATCAAGACGTTAACTTAATATTAATGGATATTAACATGCCAATAATGAACGGTGAGATAGCAGCAAAGAAAATAAAAGAAATTAACCCAAACATTCCAATCATTGCTGTAACAGCATATCACAACGCATTAATTAATAAGACTAATTTTGATAATTACATTGAAAAACCATTTTTAGAAAATAGTATGGTATTAAAAATGGTTGATACTCACATTAAAAATTTATATGATGAGATGTCTAAAAAAGAAGAGGAAAGAAATAAGCAATGGATGGAAAGTGAGAAGGAAACACTTAAAGTTTTAGCTGGTGTTTCGGAAATATTGGAATTAACTGACAAATTAAACAATAAAAACACAAAAGATATTGTTATCAAATTAAATGAAATTAATGACACAATTAAAGGAAAAAATAAATAGTTGACCCCGCAGGATTCGAACCTGCACTCTTCTGGACCAAAACCAGACGTGTTGCCAATTACACTAGAGGTCAATGGTGCGGTGGTGGGATTCTCGCCCACATCTCCTACCACCACAGGTAGGACTCTAAAGTGTACACTTTTCATTTGAGTTACACCGCAATTTAGATGACCAGATGGGACTCGAACCCATAAACCTTTCGGTGTCGCCTTCAAAGGGCGATGCATTAGCCAATTCTGCCACAGGTCAATATAAAACGTTTTAACGTTATATTTAACGTAATCATGCATTAACATGATACTTTAGTTGTCTCGAAGGGACTCGAACCCTTAGTCTCCCGCTTCAGAGACGGGCGTGTTGCGCATTTACACTACGAGACAATATTATAGCTTCCAGAGGGTATAAATTCCCTTTATACCCTTTAGAGGCTATGGGACTTAAAGTCCAAAAGGGTGACGGATGGGCATCGAACCCACGACCTCCTGAATCACAATCAGGTGCTCTAACCATCTGAGCTACCGCCACCATGTTGTAGAGTAGGAGAGACTCGAACTCTCGACTCCCGCATCCCAAATGCGGTACGCTAACCAACTGCGCTACTACTCTATATTAACTTTAAATTATTCTACCTAATCTCCAACCATCAGGAATTTGGTCATTCTTTTTTGTTTTTCTATTTTCAATATCATTGGTAATCCAACAACTACCATACTGTGAATTATTTCTTCCCACATTTTTAGATTTAGACATTTTTATTTTACTTTCCACACTATGTTTTTTATTTTTAAACGGATTGGGGTTAGTTTCATAATATTTTTTCAGTGACTTAGAAACCTTATCGTTTACATTATTAAGCCAAACTTTGTTTTCACGTTTTTTTTTTTAAATATAATTTCTTTTTTTTTCTGAATCAATTAAATTTTGTTTACCGATAGTAATAAATTTTAATCTATGTTCTTCATTCTTAAAACCACCATCACCACCAATACGTAGATTCATACATTTTTCTTCATTCAATAAATCAGAATTCACTATTTCAATTTCACGCTCTCTTAATAAGTTCCTATTTGGTGTGAATTCTAAAATCTCGGTGACGAAAATATTTTTACCATATTTATATATTAATTTTCTCAACCTATCACCACTTCCAACATAACCATCATTAAGATTATCAGTAGAGTGCATTCCAATATAAAAATTCATATTCCGAGTATCAATCGTCTTATAAATAAAATGATATTTTTTCTCTTTTCTTGCCATAATTTGTACTTTTTAATAATAAATATTATAAAGTACAAAAATGTCTACGGTCTGAGTGGCAGGATTCGAACCTGCGGACCGATGCTTCCAAGGCATCGTAGTATAGCCATCTGCAATACACCCAGATATTCTCAACATGTCAAATAACTACTTTATGATTTATGGCTCATAAAAAAACCCCACTCTTGCGAATGGGGTTCCTTATTAACCTAAAAACTTCTCTTAAAAAATTTAGGTATACTTTCCCCATTCACCATCTTGTGGATGTTGTTGCGGTTGGGGTTGTATGTTAACTAAATTTTTCATTTCACTAAACTATGTTTAACTATTCTCTGCAAATATACGCATTAAAATTATAAATACAAGCCTTTTTGAAAAAAACTTAATATTTTATGCCATTTTTTTTCAAAACCTCACTTATGTGTGTGATTGAAGTAGCGATTCTAATCTTACTTTTCTTATTTGGGTCGCTGAATCCCAGCGAACTAAACCATGTTTCAAAAGCCTCATTGAATTCCCTTTGAGAGTTAATTCTTTTTGATGCCGTTTTCTGTGCTGGGGATATCAACCTGTTTAAATTCTGGACATCACCTGAAATAGTGTCGGTATCCAATGACTCATAACTGTTTTCATTCATTGGTGGAAGTCCGGCTACCTTTTCCATGACCTCAAACAATTTCTTCTTCGCCTCTTCTTTAGTTGATTCCTTCATACCGATAATAAATACGTGGTAAAGATATAAAAAATAATTGCATCACCGAAGTGATGCAATTACAAATTTCAATTTTTAGTCAAGTCCTAAAATTTCACATAACCACTGTCTGGCAATTAAAATTTCAAAAACCATTCCTGATTTACTCAGACCTAACTTAATAGTAATTATTAAGCAATGACTTTCAACAATAAATACTGAACAACAAGATTAAATTCACTAAAAAATCGAAATTAATGTAAATTAATAAGTATTTATGAAAAATAGCTATAATGGACAATAAAGACTTCATCAAAATCATTAATGAAGAAATATCTAATTTTGATTTTCTCGGCAATGATGAGTTCCTTAAGGAGCAGGAGGTTAGTGATTTATTAATGAACGAGGATTTACAAAAGCAATTAATTTGCGATTCACTTTTAAACCAAAATGGTAAGATTAGTATTGTAAATATTGAGGATTCTTACATTACTGGTAACTGGGATGAGCTTAGTTCTGAAGAAGCAAATAAAATCACACTAGAGTATTCTCTTAACATTAAATATAACTACGATTCCACTGCAAAACCTTTGTTGTTTAATTTGAATTTCAATGCTGCAAACATTAATGTCAGTGTTGATGGATGGCATGACCCCGGAAACTACGATAATGAACACTATGGTGAATCGTGGTATAATGGGTTTGATTGGGGTGATATTGATGTTACATTAAATACTATGGAAGGTGATGAAGTTAAATTCACCGCTTTTGAGAATGCCCCTCCTAAGATTCAAACATTGTTTATTAGACAATACACACAGAATTTTGTTGAAAACGAAACATTAAAAATTAAGACACCAGAAATGAAGGATAGGGTTCAAGACACATCATATTGTTAATCCGATGAGCGAAGAAAAACAAATATTGTTAGCTAAGATTGACGAGTTACTTGATAAAAGGAAAGCGGAACTTCAAAACCAAATTCCTGATATACATGAAATCGAGGATGGGATTGTTGTACGTTTCTTTACTGAATGGGATAATTGTAATGACAATAACGAAATTAAATTCAAGACACTTAAATCAGATGAATCTGATGAAAATGTGGTTTTCTGGTACTTACCAAAAGGTTCATCGTTTGATTTAAAAGAACATTTCTATATTGGTTGCATGACGTGTTTGAATGGGAAATTGGAAGTCGAAGTTAATGATGAAATTATTTTCATTAATGGCTATCAAAAGAAGTGTCTTAATTCTGGGGATGTGAAAGCAAATGTATTAGAGAACACTTATTTAATCACGAGCAGCAATCGAAAGTTTTGGTCAGAAACTGCTCTGGAACATACTAAAGCATATAAATAATCACCATTTTTTCAATCTACAATGTGACTTAGGACTCCTAACCTTTGCTGGCATATAACAACCACATAGAGCACAGTAATTTCTTGCACTTAGTTTACCACAATCACCATTAACACAAATTTCCATTCTTTTTTTTGCTAGTTCTTCGATTTTTGAATTTGGGAATGTGAGATTTTTCCAACCATCGTATATCTCTGACAATCTACTCATGACTAATTAACATCATATCCCCATTCAAAAATATCATTGGCATCAGTGAATAGGTGTCGTGCCGGGACGGTTTTGGTGATGATTTTATATTGGTTTTTTAGATTTGATTTACCGTGCTCTTTAGCGTAATTCCTACTAATTGTTACCCAATCACCATTATTTATTCCTATTTTTTCTTCAGTTTCTTCGGGTTTGGTTTTAAGTCTTTCAATTTCATTATCAAGCCACTCATAATACTCACTTCTGTTTGACCAATCAGTTACACCTTGTGGAATTTTACCTGTTTTCATGATATATTGCTTCTGTGCAACATAATCATTAATTTTATCTTGATTACTAATTATTTTGGGAACAGCACGATATATTTTCACCTGTGCATTTGGTTTATTTCTAACTGATTGGATAATGTTTATTGCTTCATAATCTCTGTTGTCACCATAATGACCATAACTTCTGGCAGCATCATTACCATAAACATCGTCAGGATATAATTTAGTTAAATCATATAGTGGTGCATCATCACCATTAGCTGATGGTGCTGTGTGTTCCCCACGATAATCATCTTCATTAAGAAATGATTTGATTTCATCGACAATTATTTCTAACAACATATTCATATTAACGATAAATTATTCTTCCACCTTTACTTACAACAATATTGGGGTTGTCTTTGGCTTCCATCAAGGCATTATGTAGTATTTCTTGTGAAGTAAATGCTCTGTCATAGATTCTGAGTTTTTGAATACCACCAACAAAGCTATAATCAAAGTTTTGTTCAATAGTTAACCCATTTTTTCTTTCATCCTGTACCAGAATATCGGCAGCAGTGTAAACGAAGTCATTAATGAACATTGTTCCACCAGTAAGTAATTCACCATCTGTCTCAATTAATAACCCTAATTCAACGAATTGTTGTCCAGTATTATCAGGAGTTCTAAACGTACTCGTCATTGGTAACCATTTTCTTTGACCAGTTACGGCATAATTCACATATGTTTGATTTGGTCGGGTATATCCAACAATTGCTGCGTTTTCTGGTGTAACGGGATAACCAGTTTCACCATAATACATAACACCATCAACAACCCATTCATATTCTTGTCTATCTGGATATGGGTGTGGTCCTAGACCTTGTTGCTGTATAATATATCCGGGGGTTAATGGAAACACATATTCGGTATCACCAACAATATTAACATCAACATCATCACTATACATTAGAACAGTAATTTTGTTTAAATAATTTGAATCAAATATTTCATCAACATATAGAGATAGGTTCACAACATAATCTCTATTAGATAACACCGAGATTGGTTGCATAAATTTAACAAAATAGGTGTTTCCTGTTCCACCAGTAAAGTTCATACGCATCACAGTAATTGGATGATTAGTACCTGAATCACATTCATCTGGATAAGTAAATGTATTGGTATCGGCACTTAATGAAAACCCCGATTCATGGGTGTCACCTGTTGGTGGAGAATAACATTCGTTTGGAATTGGGTCTGGTTCGACAAAGAATTTTGAATTAATATAATCGGTGTCCTGACCATTATATATAATATATGTTTGATAATCGTAATGCCATGATTCTGCAAGTCCAAAACTTCCACCACCCCAGCTTATAGAATATGGAACACCTTCTTGTTTTTCCTTATCATTATTGAATGAGTGGAAGTAGAATTCGGGAAAATCTTTGAGTGTCCAAACCGAACGTCCATTCACATATAACACTAAATTACCTAATCTTTGCTCCGCACAAACCAAATCTACGGGGTTAAGAATATCATTGGGTGTAAATACCATTGAAATCATTGTGAAACCTGTTTGGGTGATGGGTGATGATGATGTGTCTGTCATAACCATACCATCATTATTAATGTATTTATACCCTAATCGTTTGTCCTCAGTTATTTCAAATCCAATCACATTATTTTTTATATTGTCAAGTTGTGGTGCTTCACTATGTTTGGTATAATACATGTTCTCAGGTTCCTTGAATCCTGATTTTAGAACTTCATGAGGTTCAAGAGCATCCAAGTAATTATCTAAACTAGTTGTTACACCAGAAACAGTAACACCCGTCATTGTTTCACCACTAAAATAAGGATTGTATTTATCTTCAGCACGAGCACCCATCATATAGAACAGTCCATATGAGTCTGGGTATAGATATACTAAGGTCTCAATTGTAATTCCTTCATTATAGCGTGATGGTAATAGGTTGTAATTATATCCTTCTAAATTAAAAAATCCTTGTAAATACCCACCATCCAATTCAAAATAATTCCCGCTTGTTCCTGAAGTGATTCCAGTTATTGGTAAAAATTGTGTTGTGGTAGTAATACCGCTTGTTTCTCCTGCCATTGGATTATCCACCACATTGTAGCCAACCCTATACATTGAGAATAGATTGTCTTTTGGTGTTAATGTGATACCTTCCCACATCTTATCCATCCTACCGTTATCGAATCCGGTTAATCCGAAATCATGTAAATTAATGTTGTCAGAAACAGCACCAGACCATTTGGTTAGACTGAATGAAGTTAATCCAGTATTCAAATCCCATGATTTAAGGTCAGTTAGGTCAATATGTATTGCCAAATTACTGGTGATTATGTCGTTTAAGCATTCTAAATTCATTTTTGTATAGGAATTTAATCATAAATACTACAGCATTTTAATTAATAATTTCGTATTTATAGAAAATATTGTTTTATTATGATTAATGATAGTAGACAGCGACTCTTCGAAATGATGAATAGAGTGGGTGGAATGCCACTAAAAGAAGAGTCTTCATCACCACATTTACCTTCATGGGCAGCTTCAAGTTCTCAAAACTTTATTCCAAGGGAAGAATATGAACAAGAAGTGCCTTGTGCAACAAATGTTCAAGAAGTTGAACGTGACCTTAATCCTAAAGCAAAGGAAATTAATGACCCTATTAAATGGATGCAAGATAAAGATGCTGCAATTGCTGGTGGTAAGAAACAAGATGTTGAAGGTGGTGGTCGTCTTTCATCACTAATGATAGCAAATAGTAGAAAGGGTGACCAAAATGTGGCTGGAATTAATACAAAGAAATTAACCCCAGCAGAAAAAGGGAATATTAAACTAGATAAAGACGCTAATTTTGGAGAAGTCGATTATGATTTAGATGAATTGGCTAGAATTCTAGGTGGAGTACCTTCAGGAACTCAAATACTTGGACAGAACGGAAAAATGGGTAAAACCAACTTCTATAATATAACGCTCCCCGCATACAGAGGAATTTATTACGATAAAGACCAGAAGAAATTTTATGTACTTAATGTATGTGATAAAGCAGATACCTGTGCGAAAGTCTGTTTTGCACAATTGGGTAACTTCATAAAGAATGACCCCGTTGTTAGATTGAATGCACAAAAATTGAATTACCTATTAAATCATGCTGAAACTTGGAAATCACGTATTATTGGTAATATTAAAGCACTTAATGATGGTGTTTCACTACTTGTTGTGAGATGGCATGATTCTGGAGACTTCTTTTCGGAAGAATATATGAAATTGGCGTTTGAAGTTGCTAATGAAACAGGATTTGCTGAACATTATGCTTATACTAAAGAAGTAGGCATGGCGAAAAAATTAGAATCTGTGAAGCCTGAGAATTTCGAGTTTAAGTTTTCGTTCGGTGGTACTCAGGATAATATGATTGATAAGACCAAAGACGCACATGCTGTTATAGTACCGAAAGAAGTGTTTGGTGATTTACAACCCGATGAAGAAAAATTTAATAAGAAAACTCAAAAAAAATATGTAGTCAAGGGTTGGGGTTTTAGTGATGAAGCATTTGCTACATTAAAACAAAGGTTAGCTCAAAAATATGGAATTGATGTTAACACAATAAAAACATACGAAGAATTAAAACAGATTCCATATAATAAGACTAATCCAAGAACATTAAATGTAATTGGTGTGAGTGGTGATAGTGATATTTCTGCACTCAGAAGAGACGTATTGGGAATTTATTTACTTGTTCACAAATAAGATAGTATTTATATAAAATTAAGAATATGAAAAAAGATAGTAAGCAAAGACTTTTCGAGGTAATGGGTAGGCTCGATAAAACATTCAAACCCACATTAAATGAAGGTTTCGAAGAAATTGAAGCAACTGATAGCGTTGAAATGCCTGTGGATGGTGAAGAAGCTCCTGTTGAAGAAAAATCTCCAGAAGAGAAAATACAGGAATTAACTGCAAAAGTTGATGAATTATATGCTATGGTTCATGGCGAAACTGGTGAAGAAGAAACAGATGCTGACCCATTGGCTGGTATTGATGAGCCTGAAGCTGATGATGTTGTTGGTGTTGAAACAGGTGAAGTTGAACCTATTCAAGAATGGAATTTCGACAAGAAAAAAGGGAAAAAAGATGCCGAGGGTGATGATGAAACACCTGCTGAAGAAAAAGAAGAAGAAATCGATGAAGATGTTACTACAACGGTTACTGAGAAAAAAGGTAAGGCTCTTAGTGCTGATAAAGCACCTGAAGTTGAAGTTGGAAAATAATTATATTATATTTTCTTTATAACATGAGTGAAGTTAAAAAAACCCCAAGGTCTTGGTCAAGTAAGTATTGGAAACGACATAATATTTCGGACACTCTGAAAGAAGTTGTTGAACCTGAGAATGTTGACGTATCTACAATTCAAATGCATGATACATTAAATCCTCTTGTTTGGGAATCTGAAGAAAAACTTAAACCTGAGATTAGGAAAGCGTTATTAATGAATGCTAAAAGATTTATTGAGTTTTGCGATGGGGAGAATCTTACTTTCGCTAATGTTATCTTAACTGGTAGTATGGCTAATTATAATTATAATGAAAATTCCGATTTAGATGTTCACGTTGTTCTTGACTTCAACCAAATTTCAGAAAACAAGGAATTTGTTGGTGACTTTTTTAGATTGAAGAAAGCGTTATGGGCAGAGAAACTTCCTATCCAAATTAAAGGACACGATGTTGAAATGTATTTCCAAGACAGTGCTGAACCACATCATTCTTCTGGGACTTATTCTTTGGTAAAGAATGATTGGATAAGGAAACCAACAAAAAAGATAATAAATATTGACAGTGCTGACGTGCAATTAAAATCTGCTGACTTAATGAATGCCATTGAGGATTTGGAGGATAATAGAAGTGAGAGTAATTTCTTAAAGAAGCATGAAACACTGAAAAATAAAATAAAGAAATTAAGACAATCAGGTCTTGATAGTAGTGGTGAGTATTCAACTGAGAATCTCGCATTTAAAGTTTTAAGGAATACCGGATATCTTGAGAAACTGGTTACCATGAAGAACGACTATCTTACTAAAGAACTGAGTCTGAATGAATTCATGGACGATTAATTATGAAAAGATTTATTGTAACAAAAGCACAGTTGAATGAATATATTGAGAAAAAGAGAACTGAAAAGGTTTTCTACGATATTGTGGCTGATTTACATGAAACCAATAAATTTTTGAATGAAAGTGTTTCAAGTAACAAGGTGAATCAATCGGTGATTGATAATTATACCAGAAAAAATCTTATTACACCTAAAGTAAATGAGATGCTTGTTAAATACGGGATTATTAATGAAAAACGTGAAATAATATAAAGAAAGCATTTTTTTAGTCTTATAAAAGTATTTATAAAAAAATGTAATCAAAATAATTAGCATTAAAAAAATATACAAATGACGAAACATAAAAATGAGGTAGCGTTTTACGCAAGAATGAATGAATTAGCTCAATCAAAAAAACCCTCAATAAAAGAATCTCGCACAATAGGTACATTAGTTGACGTTAAGCGCACTGTTGATGGTGTTGCTTATGGTATCATTAAAGAACAACACCAATATTATATTAAAAAGGGTGGATTAAAGAAAAATCCAGATGCTGCGGATTTCGCATATATTGGTGGATTATCTAATATAACCGAACATCAATATCCTACAATGGCTATTGCTGATAAAAATAGAAATTTTTTACTCGCTACAATCAATGAAAGTTTATCTCATAAAATGAGTAAGACTGGTAGTAAGAAAACTATGCTTACTGAAGATAAAGCTGGTAAAGAAATTGGTGATGCTGAAGCTGCGCTTCCGGGTTTAGAAGCAGCTACTGATGCTGCTGCTGTACCTGCTGAACCAGTTCCTGCTCCGATGGCAGACGATGGTGCTGCTGAAATGGATGCTGGTGTTGAAGCTATGCCAGCAGATGGCGAAGTTGACCCAATGGCTGGTGGTGAAGACCCATTAGCAGGTGGCGAAGTTGACCCATTAGGTGGGGAAGAAGAAGTTGACCCATTAGGTGGGGAAGAAGAAGTTGCTGTTGAAGACCCTGAAAGCGAAGCAACAAGAGAAATTGAAAAAAGTCTTGGTAAATTAACTAATACATTGAGGAAAACAGAATTAACTGATGCTCAAGTTAAGAATTACGTCAACACATATCTCTCAGCATTCAAAGACAAATTCCCTGATATCGAAATTGAGGATAGAAAAGAAATGGCAGAGAAAATTACTAAAGTAGTTCCACAGGAAGATATTGAAGACTTAAGTGGTAGTGTCGAAGACGCTGAAGGAATTGACTTAGCTACTGAACCAGAAGCTGAACCAGAAATGGCTGAAGAAAAATGTGCTGAATGTGGTGGTTTCGCCCAATATGCTGAATCACGTGGCTATACAGCAGAAAGTATTCAAGAATGTGGTGAAGAAGAAATGACTAACCTAGTGAGTGGTTATGCTAATGCTCACGCTGATGGTCAAAATGATGGTGATTTTAAAGTTATCGCTTTAGTTGTTACTCCTGAAATCATAGAGAAATTAAAAGGCGAATATGGTCATGATGATTTCGCAAATGAAGTTGAGCCATTCGCAAATGAAATGAACGAAACCAGTGCTGAAGACAAAGAAGCTCAAATTACTGAGTTATTTGCTGGATTAGGTGGTGCTGGTCAAAGCATTAAAAAGGGTTTCCAGAATGTTGGACAAAACATTAAACAAGGTGTTCAGGGTGCTGCTGATAAGGTTAAACAAGCTGGACAAGGTGTTGCACAGGGTGTTCAACAAGCAGCTACTAACGTACAGCAAGGTTATCATAAGGGTGAGAAAAATGCCGCAATTGGGAAACTTGAAAAAGTTGCAGCTCAACTTGGACAGAAAATTGCTACCGTTAATAAGCACGCTGAGAAATCAGGACAAGAACCTATTAACATAAAAAGTATTCTTTCTACAATCAGTAATCAAGTTGCTGGTGGTGCTGGTACTGCTGACTTAAGTAAGTACAGAAATGAAGAAGTTAACGAAGACGGGTCAATAGCTGTTTCAGAACCAGTAGATAATACCGGGATTGAAAAATTAGTTAATGAAATTGAATCAATTGCTGTTTCAGAACCAATTGACAACACAGGAATTGAAAAGCCAGTGAACGAAGATGAAGGTGGAATTCCAGTAGATAGTACTGAAGTAATGCCTCCAATGGAAGAAGAATATGACGCTGAACTTAAAGATAAAAACGGTAAAGCAATTGGTCCAGATAATCTTCCGAAGGATAAATTAAAAGAAGAAGAAGAGGATGACGTAGATATCGATAATCTCAATGTTGATGCAGAAGAAGGAGAGGATGTTTTGGATTTAACTAAACATGAAGAACCTGAATTAAAAATGCAAACCGGATTTGACCCAATGGGTGGTGGTGTTGTAAAACCTGATGGTGCTGAAACAACAACTGTTGAAGTAACCAAGGACAGTGTTAACGTTACGATGAATGAAAACGAGTTAAAACTCAGAAAGTATATTCGTAATAAACTTGAAGAAAGTGCTGGTCTTAGAAAACCTAAATTGAATGAAGGTGTGAAGTCAAAAGGTCTTCAGAAATTAGATAGAATAATTGAGAAACAATTTAAACTTCATGAAGCAATTGCACTAGATAAGATTGACAACATGGATGAAGCATTTGGTTTTGGAATAAAGGATAGATTTGCAAAACTAGACCCTAATGACGAAGCTGGTGTTGAGCAACTATTTCAACGGGCGTTTAAGAATATTCTTATCAATCCCCAAATGGCTGCAATAGGTAGAGCAGCACAAACTACTCCAACACCTCAAAAATATGAAGCATTGCAACAATATATTCAACAAGGTGGTGGTACATTAAGAGTTACTCCAAAGGCAAGTATTGAGGATATCAGTCCCAATACAATTGAATTTGCTGGTGGAGATGTTCAAAAAGCAAATACACCAAGTCGATTCGCTGGTGGTGGTACACAAGGAAGAGTGAACTACGGTGGTGCTACTGGATAATTGAATATTAATAAGCTAATTATTTAAAAACCCGGAACTTTCCGGGTTTTTTTGTAACATTTATTTTTTGTTGTCGTATAACCTCTTATACAACAAAAGAGAAATTATGATACATAGAAAATTTAATAACTTGAAATTCAGTAGAACCTACATTGGTGGTTCGAAAAAAGAAGAACTTAGAATCTTTGCGGAAGCACAGGGAACTAAAGAAGACAATTCGGAATGTAATTGGCTCGAATATAGGCAAATACTTAAAGAATATTGTGACGACAAATTGAATATTCTATTGAGTTGGAAACTGGTTTCCGAAAAACTCAGAATCGTTTTTGCCATACTTGCCGTACTCCTTTCTATTAAATATTTAGTTATTGGAGTAGTTGTTTTGGCGGTTGCCGGGATATTCCACGGTTTGTTCTATTATCTTAGAATATTAGAAGAAGAGAAACTCAATGAATACAATTTCTCTCTCAACACCATTAATAGTCAAACTGGACTTAATTTATCTAAGAATTAATCTGTGGGATAGTATTTATAAGAAATACATATTTATGGAGCATGATGAGAATAAATTGAAACTGATTTATGTTTTGAAAATCGGTTATAATGCGAAAGACGAGGGATTGTATGAGTTCATTTTTTCACTAGACCCAACAAATATTTTAGTTGCTGATTGGATGTGGGATACTAGTCCCGCTTGTGATAATGCTGAACCCCCTACCGGAGAATATATTGATGCTATTTTTAATTTAAAAACACATTCATTTGACTTGTTCTGTTTACATGAAGCCGTTGATAGAGAGTACATGCATGGTTACCATACCATTCATGCTTTAGCATATGAGAAAGAGGATGAATATGAGGACAGTGCTAGTGCTAGTAGTTATGAAAGCATGTTTGAACAAGATAATGACGAGGTTCCATTATTGGTATTCCATTATGGGATGACGTTGAAAAGAGTGAGGACATTACTCGATACAAGAAAGATAATTTTAAAACGAAATGAGTTTATTGAGACTTCTTCATTAAATATTTAGTATTTATATTTGCCTATCTCACCATAATGTAGGGAGAAAAGGTTTCGGGGCACGATATGTCAAGATATATACCATGCCCTGCGTTTTTGAGTTCATCGCACCATTCGGGCGAAGGAAATCGAAGCACGATGCGTCCAGATATGCATCGTGCTTTGCTGTTTTTAGGTAGATAGTATTTATTATAAAGAGTTTATAATGAATCTTGACATAAACCTAGATAATGATTTCGAAGAAAAATCGAAAAAGAATGAAGAAAGTTTTCCAGAGCATGTGCCTGTGGTATCGTTTGATGTACAGAAGGAACGTGACAAAGAAGAAGCTAGGAAACTAGCAAAGAAGTTAAAAAAATCAGGGAAAACAGAACCTGTTATTGTTACAAAAGAGAATGGTGTTAAAAGAGCAAGTGAATTAACAACAACTGAACAAGAAGACGAAATCGTTCGCTGTGCCTCAAACCCAATTTATTTCATTGAAACATATTTAACAATTTTTGACCAGACTCAAGGAACCTCTGGTTTAATTGTACCGTTCAAACTATTTGATTTTCAGAAAGATTTAATCAAATCATATCAAGACAATCGTTTTGTTATAGCCAATAAATATCGTCAGGCTGGTATTAGTACCACCACGTGTGCATATATTGCTTGGTACGTTATGTTTAATAGAAACAGACAGGTTGCTATTGTCGCAGATAAACTTATTACCGCTCGTGATGAGTTAATGGGTGATGTTGTTGAATTTATTGAAGGTTGTCCTTCATGGTTGAGACCAAAAACAGGTAAACAATCTGAAAAGGGTTTGAAAGACACTCAACAATTAAAAGTTTATGATAACGATTCTAAACTAGGTGCTTTCGCATCTAAGTCTTTACGTGGTATGACACCAACCCTATTATTCTGGGATGAGACTGCATGGGCAGAAAAAGGTGATAAGTTCTGGACATCAGCACAACCAACACTTCAAACAGGTGGACGTGCAATTATGGTTAGTACACCTTCTGGACTTGATGCTGTTTTTTACAAGACATTCATGGGTGCAAGAGAAATTGATGAGGAAACTGGTTTAAGTAAAAATAACTTCCATGCCGTTGAACTTTGGTGGTTTAACGACCCAAGATACACAACATATAGAGAAGACTATGGATATGACCCAACTAAGGTTGATGGTCGGCACGATTTAGAGTGGTTGAAAAATAAAGGAAAGAAGAATGAAATCAGAATACCTGACGAAAATTGGTCGAAAGAAAGACGAATTCAAATGCAGGATGATGGTTGGGATGCAACGTCTTCATGGTTTGAGCATCAAGTAAAGAATGCTAACGGTGACATGCGTAAAATTGCGCAGGAATTACTGTGTTCTTTCTTGGGTTCTGGAGATAATTTTATTGCTGAAGAATATCTTAAACGTATTGAAGAAAACGAAATTGGAACAATTTTACGTCAGGCATATGTTGACAATAATATGTGGATTTTTGAGGAATCACAACCCGGAGAAGATTATATTATGGCACTCGATGCCAGTGCTGGACACGGTGAGGATTATTCAACATTAAATATGTTGAAAATAAAAGAGATAATTGAGGAAAAGGTTATTAAAAGAAACGGAAAAGAGAAAAAAGTTAAAATTAAGAGACATAAAGTTGAACAGGTTGCTGAATATTATGGAAAAGTGACACCACAAATGCTAACACAAATCGCATATCAATTCGGTAAAGAATATAATGATGCATATGCTGTTGTTGATGTAACTGGTGGTTATGGTGTGATGACAGTTGAAGGGTTATTAGAAATTGGGTATGAGAATGTGCATTTCGCTGAAGTAACCCATAAACCAACGAGAGACCGTTTACAGGGGTACATTAAGAAAGGTCAGAAAGTAATGCCGGATGGTGCTGTTATGGTTGTGGACTTAATACCGGGTTTCTTTATTGGAAACAATCGAGCAAGTGTTCTTCTTGAAATGCAGAGAGCCATCCATTTAGAGGATGTTATCATTAAGTCAACCAGATTACTCAATGAGTTAAAAACGTTCGTTACAATAGCCGGAAACCGTGTTGCTGACCATAAAAGGACGTTCCATGATGATAGTATTATGGGATTGGCAATTGGATTGTATGTATTGAACTTCGAATTAGCTAAATTCAAACAAAGTAAAGGTATTAGCGAAAAAATGATAAAAGCCATTATCACAAATAATGATATTGGTGAAATAGGAGAAAGGAATGTTGATAGGAGAAAATCAATAATATCACCCGATAGTTCTAACCCATTAAATCCATATGGAGCAAATGAATGGTTATTTCAAGGAATAAAGAAAAAATAGTTTGTATTTATGTTTAACTGACTTTTCAGATAATTCTAAGTATTTATAAAAAACTATAATAAATTATAAAAATGGCTGGCGAAAAGAATAATAAAAAAACGGTATATCAGGAACTAAATCAGATGCTCAACCTTGATGGTTTTGGTCATCAAGATTCATCGGGTTCAGCACATGTACAAACACCATCAACATCTAAAGTTGTTATTAAAGGTACAACCCCAGAAGAAATTCATAGAAAGGGATTGGAACTTGAACAAAAGAAGGCATTACAAGATAAGTTCTTCAGAACAACTGATAGAGGATTCCAAAAAGCACTTCAATATGAAGCTGCACGACTTCCTGCTTACATTGATTATGAGGGAATGGAATATTATCCAATCATTTCGTCAGCATTGGATTTATTCATGGAAGAAGCCACAACCATTGGCTTAAACGGAAAAATGTTGAACATTTACAGTAGTAAAGAAAGAATTAAACTATTATTAGAGGAATTCTTCTATGACGTTGTGAACGTAAATGTTAACTTACCGTTTTGGGTGAGAAATACAGTTAAATACGGTGACAATTTCGTATTACTTTACGGTGAACGTAAAAAAGGTATTACTCATGTTAAACAAATGGTTAACTACGAAATCGAGCGTTTCGAAAGAATTAAGGATGGTAAACCGTTGGTGAGATTTAAGGAAAGAATGACGGGTGACGAATTCAATGCATTTGAAATTGCTCACTTTAGACTTCTCGGAGATGATAAGTACCTTCCTTATGGTTCATCAATCTTAAATAAAGTTCGTAGAGTATTCCGTCAGCTTGTTATGGCTGAAGACGCTATGCTTACCTATAGAATTATTCGTGCAGGTGAGAAAAAAGTATTTAAAATTGACGTTGGTAATATTGATGAAGATGATATTGAAGAATATATCTACAGAGTTGCTACGACTTTCAAGAAAACAGCACAAGTTGCTCCAAATGATGGACAAATCGATTACAGGTTCAATATTTTAGGTAATGATGAAGATTATTT